TTATACATTGTCCTTTACCTCATAAATTCTAACTTTCTGATCCAACATGGGAATATCCAATGTCTTTGCATAGTCTATATTTTCGGTAAGGCTTTCAATCATATCATTGATTTCAGATTTTTTCAGTACGTATTCCTCAATCACTGCCTTATCTAAATTTCTTGATGTCCAGTAACGTTTCTTTCCGGTAGTACTTGCACATAATTCCTTAGTAATGTACTTCGTTATGTATGCACTTACTTTCTGATTATCCTTGACTTTCGTTGCAGTGGTAAATCCCAGGTTGTAGTTGCCAATGTTATAGATCGGATCACCCGATGCAGTTACTTTCCCGGAATCAACAAATTCCATATCACCACAATTCGCAAGCATACCATGAAAGTGATACCTGCCGGACTTGTGAAGCTCCGGAACGACAATGTATCTAAGATCAGGCGCATATCTTTCTTTCAAATGGTTAAGCCATTTTGAAAGTTTCTTGCTTACTTCTTCATAATTGAAACTATCCACCTTTTTCGGATCAAACGTTAACGTGATAAAATATTCCCACATATTACTCCTTGTTATTTCATAAATCTTTTGTATTGTCCTGTTTTGACTATTCTTGTTACTTCGTTCTTCATCTTTTACCCCCTGTGTCTTCGTTGTTTTCTTTTCTTCTTGCTTCTTAATCGGTGTAACCCAGTCCTCTGGGTGCTTTACAATCATATTTTTATAAACCCGTATCTGTTGTCCGTCCAAATAGTTATAGGTGCGGACGTTGTAAGCAAACATTTAATAGCACCCCCTTTTCCACCCATTACAAGAAATGGGTGTTAAGTGTTGCTATAGTCAAGTATAGGGCGTCCGCCACCTGACGCTTCGGCGGGTCCCCTCAATCCCCTTCCTTGCTATCAGGTGTCGAACATCTTATACGTGTCATATAGCTTAAAGTATTTCTTGTGCCCCACAAAAAATTCTGCTCCAATGCGTTCTTTCATCGGGTACCACATCCTCACACATACGAACAGGGATCCACCTGCAAGGATTCCTAAAATCTTTCCTATGATTCCATAGTTATTGATCTTCCGGTGGATGTATTCGTATTCGATCAGGCTCCGGATCTGTCGGTCTATCATCCGGTCGAACTGGGAAACAAGGATAATATCATAGCCTAATTTTCTGTGTTGTGTGAAAAAGGATAGCCATGCACTCCGGCCTTGTATCTGCCATTCCCTTGAATTGAATAAGATCTGACATTCATCAATCACAAGCAGAAACTTACCTTCCGGCATCGGCTTAGCTCCATAATAATGTTTCCGATATCGTTTACTAAACTGGATGAGCCGATCCGGAGTGAGACGATTGTTATCAATACTAATATATTTTCCTTTATGTCTGCCTTTTATATTCCCGGTATTCAGATCAAAGTTACCGATCACGACACCCTTATAATTTTTCACCCGGTAATATAAGACCTCAGCAAGATGCAGAGATTTCCCTGCTCCCGGAGTTCCACTATATAACGTTATCATTACTTACCCCCTCTCCTGCTACTCGATGGCTTTTACCCAGCGCAGTATAATGGAGTACATATAAAACAGTGTGATAGATGCAAGCCATACCGCACCAATCTTAATAAATGTTCCGATCGGAATAAACCAGTTCAGATAGCCAAGAAAAGGCATATCTTCCAGTGAGCTGATTATTTCATCAAATGGTGACAAAGGTAACAGTTTCAGAACAAAGTCTAAAAGCGCATCTATAATTGATTTCATTATTTCCATACAATCACCCCTTTATAATTCCTCTTGTTATCAGGATCAGACCTACCACAAACAACAGGGTTTCCCCTGTCCGGAAGATCTTCGCCAATGATTCAAATTGTGATAGATCAAGCGTTACTTCCCATTCCACTGGGAATTGTGGCGGTTCCAGTTTCAAAGTCCACTTTGGTGCTACTGGATCTGCATCCAAGGCTTGTACTAAGTGGATCAGGTCAAATGGTATGCAGAAAGGGAAGAACTTTGAAAGATCTACCACAGGCTGCGAACTGTCTATCTCTCCAGGTGATGGTGTAGGCTGTGTTGTTGGCTTCGGACTTGTACTCGGACTAGGATCAGGATTCGGTGATGGAGTCGGATCCTTTGCTGGTTGCAAAACTACGTCCGCCGTTGGATCTATAACCGGAGTAGGTATTGTATCCGGGTAACAGATTGGATCTAATGCAGGATCAACCGATGGATCTGTTACTGGATCGTAACCTGGTCTTAAGTTTGCAATAATATCACGTAAATGCTGTTTCATATCATCTAACGATGGATCATTACCTATAGAATTTAAGCCCTGATGTTTCGCTAAGTTTGCCAAATCATTTAAGTAACTAAGACCTGTTAATGGGTCTATAAGTTCACCTGTCCAATCTTCTTGTAACCAATCGGCAAGCCGATATTGTTTAAGATAATTTAAAGCGTTCTCATATCCCTCACCAGTATTTAGAAAATTTTTTAATGTGTCAGAATCTCTAAAAACGGGAATATTAGAAAAAACACTTTTCCCGTAAAAAGTCCAATTAGAAGTAGTTGTAGTAGCATCATGACAAGTAAAATGATTATAAGTAGTAGAATCGGTTTTCATTCCATTATCGTAATACCAATGAGAATAGTAAACACCCGCCTCGTTTTCAAACAAAAAAGACAAGCAATGAAGTCCTTTAGCTTCCGGAGAAAAGGTACGAATCATAAGACCACTTTGACCGCAAGTAGAGCATTTACTAAAAGAATATACTCCGGTAACTTTAAGTTCGTATGTTTCACCGCTTAACATTTTATCTATGATAGAACTATCGAAATAATTTTCTTTTAGTAATTCTGCAAGATATTCTTTATCAATAAAGGTTTCCTCACCTTTGCTAAATTTATCTGCATAAAATTTCAAGGATTCCTCAAAAACAGTAACACCAAAAACAGACAACGCACCAATACAACCTATAGCTTTACCAATGTTTAGCTTCTTTTTTTCATCGGGAGAGGGGGACGGCTCTTCGTCTCCATTATTACCGCCCATAATAACTTGAAACTCTGTTTCTGCTACTTCCTTTAATGCTTCAGAACCAAATACATAAGCCTGTTTATTAGAAATCAAAGTAAATAATGCCTGATTAGCCATAGCAAGTTTATCAGCTACATGATCAGGAACACCGTTTACAGTAAATAAGGACTTGATATAAGCATGACCGACTTTTTCAATCTGTTCTTCTGTTAAATCCGGTACTTCTGCAACAGAAGAGTAACCAAGAACTAACGAGCCAAAATAATAACATATGGCTTGCATAGTTTCATATCCAAGCACTACTGTTCCTGCAGCTTCGACCCGATCCATCTTTACAGGTGAAAAATATGAATTGCTTACACCAAAAAAGAGGATCATCACAGACAAAAAAACACACACTATCCGCTTTATCACTTTCATACTTCTACGCTCCTTTACTTTTTTCTACAATTTTGTTATCCTATCTTACATAGGGGGAAATCTATATGGAAATCACAATACCGGAAATCACTTTTACAATTCCCAATATTGATCCAACTACCGCAATTATTATCATCTTTGTTTTGCTTGTCTTCCTGGTATACTGGCATTACACACTTTACCCATTACTCAAAAAGAAACGAGATCATAAAAGGATCCGATCAGCGACCAAAAGCAAAACTTTCAAACGTAAAAAGTCGGATTTTAAGCCTTATATCTCCAATCCGCAAAGCCGTTATACAGATTATGCACAAGCCTGTTGGGACGAGTTAAACAAAAAAGGACACTGATCTTTCTAGTGTCCTTTTTCTTTTCTTCGCTTTCCTGTGCTTTACGCTTTCCCGGTAAACTTCTTGAAAAGCTTGATTCCAAATGTGATTACCATAATCGCACCAACAATACCTAATGCAATCGGAAGAACCTTAGTAATCATTCCGGACATATCACTACCAACCTGAGTAAGTCCTTTTACCAAAGCATCACTTGCGGAACTTGCAACAGTACCTGCACCATCTAATAATGCCATCTGCTTATCCCCCTCTCTTAAGATTTAAATATTTTTAATATCCCATGCACTGCAACCCCGATCAGGATAGGAATGAATCCTAATCCCAATCCGACCACAATACCCAGGCTCAAAATATTTACTACATCAACTGTTTCCATTCTTCATATACCTCGATAGGATCAGGGCGAATACGGCACCGATCACAATTCCTAGAAACAACAACACTGCTACTAATGCATAGTTCATACTTTCCATATTTTCTTTATGCTGTTCTGCCGTCTGCTCCTGGCTCTCTGTCATGCGCTGGTCAAGGCTAGAGACAAGGCTGTTACCTGAAACGGTATTCAAATTTAGTTCTTTCACCGATTCTGCTATCGTTACTACTGCTTCATATGCTTCAATTGGTGTGTTCTCAATCTGATAATTCTGATTATTTATCAGATTGTTTAAGGCAGTAAGTACAAGGTTATTCTGTTCGTTGATGGAAGTAACCAACTGTTCCAACAGGTTCTCCTCTTCTCCGAGTTCTTCCACACGTACGATCAAATCATCTAAGGTAATACCCAGTTCCTGAAGCCTTAGTTCCAATGCGTTTACCCGGTATTCGATGGTACTGTTATCGGTCTGCTCCAGTTCCTGCCATGCTTTTTCAATCTCAATCTGCTGATCGGTCTTTTCCGGTTCTTCCATCTCCTGATCCGTTGGTTGTTCCGGCGTGGTTTCTTCGGTGATGGTTTCCGGTGTCACTTCTGCTGCTTCAACCGTATTACATGTACTAATGACCAGTAGAGCATACGCAAGACTGAAAATATAAAGTAATATACGATTTTTGTTATGATTCTCATGCTTCATCCATTCATAAACCTTTCAATATCATCCTTGCTATATGTGTCAGGTTGCCTTACTCGATCTCATCAAGTGATATGATGATGGAATCACCTGTTTTATCAGTGATTTTGATGTGTGAAGCTCCGTCCATTTCCCATGTCACTGATCCGCTGATAAAACGATCATCAACCCATTTCTGTATGCGGTTTTTTTGTATTTCTTTGTATTCAGATATTGTCCGGGCACCTTTGATTATCATATTTTTTTACCCCCTTTTTGTACCATTCCGACACCCCAACCCCTTGCCCATCTCCCAAGGGGCTATTATGGTATCGTTTCTCTGTTCTCTTTGATGTGCCTACAAATAATAGTTGACTTCATGTACCCGGCGCACCAGTGCAAAAGCCTTGCAGGGTCTGAACTACGCCCCATCATGGGCAAGGCTACCGGTGCGCCCCCTAAAGTAAACTATTATTTGCTTGACGGCACGGGTTCTTTTTTAGCTGAACCTACGACATCAACGATCTTCATCTTCCGGCTTTCACTGTCAATTTCAATAACGAGGGGATTCTCCTGCATCAGAGCGATGCTATCCTTTGCAGTTTCAGATATGCCAATCGTTGCACAATCTCCGTTCTGCTCCACGATGGCAGTATAGAATTTAATCTTGTTTTTCTTGTTATCTTCAAATTCCTTTTCGGTTACCTTATAAACGGTCGCTTTACAATTTACTGTTAATTTCATGGTTTTTATTCTCTCTTTCTTTTTTAGGGGGGTGGGGACTAATGCCCCACCGTTTACTTGTTTGCTTCTTCTTTTTTCATTAGTTCGTATACTCTTGTGTTGCCGATCTTTTCGATCCGGCTCTTTGTAATTGCAATCAGTTGGATCAGCTGCGGTATATCATCACAGCTATAGATCTGGTCGATTGCCTGCATGATCATTTCATATTCGTAAATATCCAATGTACTTCCCTGAACATTTACCACCCCCTTATTTTTAGGTAACAAAAAAGCTCCTACCTAACTAATCAAGTTAGGTAAGAGCTAAATGCTTCCTGTTCACTCTTTATTTTTTCAACTATGCGTTAAACTTATATTTTTCAAAAAGTCTGAATTTTTATACGTAAGAACTTTTCGAAAAACAGAAATTTTAACGAATAGTTCCTAAGGTTTACATAATATATTTATGTAAACCAGTAATCTCCTTAGAACTGTAATTTCTTCTTTGGAACAGTCTGGCTATTATTCTTTCCTGAGTGCTCACGGACTTCAGACCGAATATCTGATACAAATTCATCCTTATCTATAAAATCAATTGACTGATATGTATTGGTATCGGCATTTGTATTTGTATTTGCGGATGACAGACGATCTGATACAGTTTCATTTATATTCGACTTTTTAATTTTATACTTCTCATGGAATTCTTGTACATGATCCATGGATTGTCTGCGTTTTTTCTTAGAATGAATATAGGTGTATCCATATACAATGATTATAAACACGACAATAACTGTTATCAGTAATTTCATAGAAACCTCTAAAATAATAAGCAAAATAAATAATAATAAATCACAAAATAATTCAATTAATCAGCACATTTGCTCGGAATCAAAAATAATCGTAAAAGGTCCATCATTTAATAAAGAAACCTTCATATATGCACCGAAAATACCATGCTGAACGTTTGGAAATTCTTTATGACATTGTGCAATGATGTATTCATATAATTCATTCGCCAGATCGGGATTTCCTGCATTGGTGTAACTTGGGCGGTTACCTTTACGGCAATCTGCATATAATGTAAATTGTGAAATAATTAACAAATTACCATGAATATCCTGAACGCTTAAATTGGATTTGCCGTTTTCATCCTCAAAAATTCTTAAATGTATGAGCTTATTGATCAGTTTATCAGCTATTTCTTTCGTATCGCTGTTGCAGATCGAAACCAGAACCATAAGTCCCTGATCAATTTTACCTACACTCTGTTCCTCTACTACTACTTCTGCCTGGCTTACTCTTTGAATTACAAATTTCAT